CCTTGTGGTTCTACTGATGACATATGATCTGTTCCCCACATTGTTCTATCTAAAGTAATATGACGTTCGATTATGGACGCACCTATATATACAGCAGCAACAGTTGTTCCAAGACGAAACTCATGACCCGAATATCCAACTTCACATCCATATTTTTCTTTGAGACTTTTTACGGCGGAAAGATTCAACTCGTTAATTGGTGCAGGATAAGTTGAGTTACAATGTAGTAGGGCAAAGTTATTAGATTTCTTAAGTATCTCTACCGCATGATCTATTTCATCTTCAGTTGACATACCAACCGAAAGAATTATCTTCTTGTCAGTATTTACAGAAGCTACTAACAATTCATCATTGGTTAGCATTGCAGACGGTATCTTTATAAAAGGTATATCGTATTGATTCAGGAAGTTTAGTGAATCTAAGTCCCAAGGAGATGCAGACCATGATATACCTTTTGTTTTGCAGTAAGAATCTATTTCGTCATATTCATCTTTACCAAACTCAATTTTGTGTTTGTATTCGAGATACGTCATTGTTCCCCACGGTGTTTCTCTAATTACATTTTTTTGATGTTCTGGAACACATACGTCTGGATTTCTTTTTTGAAACTTAACGGCATCACAACCAGCTACTGATGCAATATCAATAAGTTTCTTTGCCACATCCATACTACCGTTATGGTTTATACCGATCTCGGCAATTATGTAAGTATTTTTCATTTCTTATCCTGTAATGTTAGTAGATAATTTACTATTCTTTGTGAGGCCGACCTGTCATTGAATTCATCGAACAACTTTATGAAAGAGGATTTTGGCTCAGACATATCATTCAGAAATTCAAAATTACCGTCACACAAAGTTGTATTGTCTTTACAGATTTGATTTACAAGATTGTTTGTTTCTGTGAACTTATTGACTCGATTCAAATCAATCATTTTAGAAAACTCTTCATGTGACTTTATACCAAAAACAGACATCCAGAATAATGCGGAATCTTCAACGCCTTCTTTTGATTCATCCGTATATCTAGAAAAATCGTTGGTCATCAAATCTATTTGACATACACTATTCAATATACACAATTTTTTCTTAAAGTAAAAGGAATATTGGCATACACTTGATATTGAAGACATATGAATATCACAAAGACTGCTCATTGTATTTGTATCCATGTCATCATATATGACTTGAATTTCTGGTATTACGAATGGATTAAATTGATGAATGAACGCAGGGTTTGATGGTTCTTGTGGATTTGGTTTGTAGAATATTTGATGGGTATCTTTTAACCTCTCATGCAATTGACGTAGAAACTCAAACGATCTATTTCTTGACGTATTTATTATCCCCCAGAACAATATTTGTTTCTTATTCTTATCTATTTTGTATTTTTTAATACAACGTTCTTCGTCTATGTCTCTGAGTAAATCAAATCTAGGATTACCAACAACTATCGACTTATTTATCCATTCTGGATAAAGACAATCCGATCTACGTTGCCTTGCAAACTCACTGTGTTCAAAATACCCATCTACAAGAGATTGCGGTATTACAGAATCTCGTGATAACATCTCTAACCTGTTTTCTATGTTGTTTATTATGTGGGAGCTAACTTCAACAACATATACTTTTGAACCAAAACTTTTCGATTCCAAAATAATAGACTGCTCTGGTTGCCATCGTTCCCTTGCTAATAGAACAATATCTGGTTTAAATGGAATGTTCAAACCAAGCGATCTCATAAAATAACCCGAAGAAAAATCCGTGTTTATATTTGTATCGTAGTTGAATTTATCCATATCCAAAATTGGATGCTTTACATCGGTTTCCATACTGTATAGAAAAAATGTTGGAACTTCTTTAAGAACCAGTTCCACATAAACATTTTGAAGTGCAGTATAGCTTCGATAGCTGGATGCAAATATTAAGACATTCATATTGGGATACATATTAAGTTGTGTCCAGACTCAATGTTAATATCTTGGTATGACGTTATTTCTTTTCCAAGATTATCTATATTGAGGTTGTTGTTCTTTTCATCATATGCCTTGTATCCAATTGAATGGATCGTATCTATAAGATCTTGAACTTCTGTCTTATCTAAGCCATTGTATATCTCAGTTATCAATACTGGCCTATGACTTTCAAGTATTGGTCTTATCGTTTTGATAATCTCTTTATCGTGACCTTCTGCGTCTATCTTAACAAGTGACAGATCTTGAATGTCTATGTTCTCTTCATCGATAAACTCTACCAGATTAATTCCATAAACGTCTATCGGAATTACGTGGCCAGTTACTCCAATTCCTCTATGTGTTCTCGTTGCGAATCCACCATTACAAAATCCGCGATCGGAATAGTGAAACGTTAAAGGTCCAACTTCATCGGTAACTGCAAAGTTAAATGGAATGATGTTTGTATTTACAAGAGAGTTCTTTTCAAGGACTTCAAAGGTTGCCGGGTTTGGTTCAAAGGAATATACCTTATCGGCAAACAGAGAGTATGCAACAGACATATTTCCAGTTTGAGCACCAATATCTATCACCGTAGAGTTGGGTCTTATTATCTTCTTCAGGTTTGAAAGTATCTCGTCTGTGAAGAGATAATCGACTTCCCAATCTCCTTGATATGGGTGAAGCCATCGGTGATACGATATTTCTCTATCAACACGATTGAGTGTGATAACCGTTGTATCATAGTGATTGTTTGAATCTTTTAAAACACTAATCACTTCTTGTCTATATTCTGAAATGTCATACATTCAAATTATCCAATCGTGTTATAGAAGTTGTTTTGTTTTTCTTGTCTATCTATTGTTTTGTTGTGAAACAGACAATACTCTTTCTCTTCTGGTAAGAAAGTATATTTTGAAAAACCATCAAGTTTTTCGTGAACTTTGTTTACCCAGTTTATTCTTGGATGATTGCGATAGATTCTCATCTGCCAATCTGGCCAGTTTATTCTCCCCCAATCGTCATACTTCCATCTCCACTTGGAGATATGTTCTTCTGTTATTCCCTCAACGATGTTCCATCTTGGAACAATCATAACATCAATATCATCATTGGTCAGAAGTATATCGTGTAAGTTCTGAACTAGAAATCCCGACGGTATCTCGTCTGCATCTATATTGAATATCCAATCTTTGCTACAATGTAGTTTTAGATTGTTTTTGAACGTTGCAAAATCTTTGTTCAATGGATACTCAATAACTTTCAAAGATGTAAATTGATTTTTGTATGACTCAATAACATCCCTAACCTCTTGTGTTGCATTTTCTGAATCAAGTTGGACAACTACTTCATCCGTTTCTAGTATGTTCGCTTTCAGGAATTGAAGTAAAACTCTGAGTTCATTATTTTCATTACACGCGGTTATTGTGTATGATACCATTACTCTTCAACCTTCTTTAAAGTTGGTAGTTTTAACTCAACCTTCTCTGCAAACTTTGGAACATACTTCGTCATCATCTCATCAAAGTTTTCTCGCATTCTATCATACGACCACTTTGTTTGAATCTCCTTGACAGACTTCTTAGAGTTTGAAAGATACGTCTTATACTTCTTATGGACATCTCGCAGAGTTTCAGCAGCTTTCTGGTAGTTAACATTGAACCACCGTGATCCTTCATTCAAGACTCCTTGCCAAACTGCACTCTTATCGATTGGCTTCAGTTCGCCATCGAGGTAAGTATGGAACGCAGGATTAACAAAATCAATGTGACCACTCCACCCAGAAACAATGACCGGCTTGCCTGTAGTAATGAATTCCGCAATTGGTCGTCCATATCCTTCTCCTTTTGTAAACGATACAAGTGCTTTCACTTTATCGTGATTATACAGAATGTTCATCTCTTCATCTGTGAGATCACCGTGTAGAAGATAAACATTCGGTAGGTTCTTCTTTTTAGACATTCTCTTTATGAGATCAATCTTACTCATTGTTCTACTTCTATCTGTAATAGAGAAACCACCCGAAGATGCTTTTAGTAGAAGTGCTGGTGGATTCTCTGTGTCACCAAAGGTTTCAAAGAATGTAAAGATTAAACCAGAGAGATCTTTTCTATCTTGACCAAAGTCACCTTTTAACCAATGACCAACAAACAGGTAACAAAAATCTTCTTTGATTTCATCGAGAGTTTCTTTTAGTTCACCACTCTGGTTTACTTTTGGATCGAAAATGTCAAGACGAACGCCTTCGTGAAGAACTTCGATTGGAACTTCAATTTGAAGTTGGCCAATTGGCTGATTGGTTGCCTTGTCTCTCTTCTCATACTTAGATTCCATGAGAGTATCTTTTGCGTGTTTAGATGGAACGATGACCAAGTTCATTCTATTACATCCTTCTACCCATTCACCAGAAGCAATATCTGTTTCAACACCAGCGGTGATTCCAATGTTATACTTACCAACTGGTTGGAATTCGTTTGGTATTGTGCACTGAACCCAAATATCTGGTTGTTCAGTTAGTCCAGGAATAATCGAATCAAGAATTTTCTTATGGTCTGGATTATCTTCGTTCAATGCATTCATTGGAGTTTCGCCCCAATTGATTGAAATTGTTTTGATGTTATACTTATCCATCTCAAAAAGAGAAGTCAGTAGGTCTCTTGCGTGTTCCCCGTAACCGCTGCGTGTGGCAATTGGTCCACAAAATACTAAGTTTGGTTTACTCATTTTATCCTCAAGCTAAATGTAATTCAAAACGTTTTCTTGGTTGGAAGTTCTCTAAACATCCATTGATACTATCTGCAACACGTTGACACATATCTGTTCTGCTCATACCAACTTCCGTGTTCATAATAAACTCTCTACCTTTTTGACCAGCGGCTTTTCTATCTTCACGAGACATCTTGAACCATTCGTAAAGTGATTCACCTGCTTCTTCAAAATCTGCTCGGTCATCAAAGATATATGGAGTTGGAACTGAACCTTGAAGTGAAATGTTCGATGGCCACACTGGCTTCACCCATTCACCGTGTTGATAATTTCCAGATACTCGTTTACGATGTAGAGTTTTAATATCAACGTATTCTTCGGCTGTAAAGTATTTACCCGTTGTTGGATTGATGAAACCACATTGATCTTGGAGACCACCTGTTACGTTTACAACAATTGGTGTTCCAGCTGCAAGTGCTTCAGCAGTTCCTAAACCAAATCCCTCATTGGATGCAATGTTGATAACAACATCCGCAACGTTATACATAACGTTTAGTCCATCTGTTGGTTGAATCCTATCACTAAACATAACTGGATATTCGGGGCAAAGTTCACCAACAACTGCGGTCAAATCTGTTCCGTTTGGATCAATTGGTTGAGTGTGCATCAACAACATACATTCTTCCGATGCATTACCACCATTTTGATCAATGAGTTCACAGAGGCGTTTGTATGCAAGAACAATATCGCCTGGATGTTTACGGTGGATGTTTCTGTTATTCCACATCACAACAAATCGGTTATCATTACCTTCTCTGATCTTCTTAGATTCATTCAGAAGATTGTTCCAAGATTTATCACCTTCTGTAATTGGATAAAACATCTCAGTGTTAATTCCGTGAGGAACATAGGTGATTCTGTGTGATGGTGTTTCTTGATTGAATCGAGTCAATACCCTATGATTAATACCATATGTTTGCTTTGAGATTGCCATCAAAAGATCACAACTTGCATATGCTTCTTTGTTCCACATCGGATCTGGAATATCGTCCCAGATGTTTAAGTATAACAATGGAATATTTCTACGAACTTCTTGTTCCATGTTATACAACCATCCCCAAAATCTTGGGTCAGTGAAGTGTAGAATTGCATCTGGTTTTTCCGTGTCAATCAACTTACGTAGAAGAAGAGGATCACCATAACCATCATTGCAATAAACTTTAACAGATGCATCTTTAACACCAGTTAACTCCGATGCATCTTTTGACAAGTCCATAACCTTTCCTTTATCAGGATGGTTGATTGCTGCACCGAGTTGAACCCAATCAAAATGTTGAACGGTTCCGATTACCATATCTCTGGATACGGTTGCAATACCGGAAGTTAATCGGAGGTCATCCGAAAGTAGGAGAATTTTTTTCTTAGCCATACATAACCTTTACATTACAAAACTTCTTTGTTTACGATAAATATCAATATACGAAAAAATGATTACAATAACAAGTGTGGTTTAGCTTCGATCAAACCATTTTGTGTAATCAAAACGTGTTCTGATTTTGCGTGAAACTCGTCAATAGTTCTTGCGTTTACATAAGACATTGAAGATCGAACACCGTCACGAATATCGTTAATGATTCTCTGAACCTTACCCTTGTAAGGGATCAACTTTGAATTGCCTTCTACGTTCTTTTCTTCCAATCCGTGAACTTGTTTTACTTCAGCAGATGCAGAACCACGATACTTCTTGAAGAGTTGTTCGTTTGGCCACATACCCATTCTTTGAATCTCACCGGGTGATTCACGAGTTCCTGCAAGAAGTGAACCAATCATAACAGAATCTGCACCAAGTGAGAGTGCCTTGGCAACATCACCCGTCATTCTAATTCCACCGTCTGCAATAATCGGAACATCGATTCCTGATTCTTCCACGGCACGAATAGATTCGATGAGTGCAGTTACTTGTGGAATACCAACACCAGTTCTGATTCTTGTTTCACAAAGAGAACCGTTACCGATACCAACACGAATTGCATCAGCTCCCCATTCTGCCAAGTTTCTTGCACCTTCGTAAGTAGCAACGTTACCAGCGATAACATCTACATATTCAGGTAGATTTTCTTTACACCACTTAATTGCATCACGAACTTGCTTTGTGTTACCGTGAGCAACATCAATAAGAAGAACAATTGCACCTGCATTTGCCAGGGCGGTTGCACGTTCTTGATAATCACCTGTTGCACCGATTGCAGCTGCAACAAGTTTCTCTTGCTCTTTTACTTTCATTACGTGTTTTACTTGTTCATCAATTTTCATAAAACGATGAATGACTCCTACTCCACCATAGGATGCAATAGCAAGTGACATCTTTGAATCGGTCACAGTATCCATCGGTGAAGCAACAAGTGGTGTTCCAATCATGTATCGTTTAGTGAAACGAGTTTTCAAATCACACTGACTGCGAGATTCTATTTCACTGTATGTTGGGATGATTTGTAAATCATCAAACGTATATGCGTAATTCATTACTTAATCCTATTCTTTGTTGGACATAAATCATCTCTATCTTTGAATTCACACCATCGGCAATTCTTGGCTTTCTCACCTGCAATTGCTTGATGTTCAATATCGGTCTTCTTAGTTCCGTCTTCATTGAAACAAGTAACAACAAAGTTTTGAATCTCTTTTAAGATTTGACTCTGAGATACTTTTCCGTGAGAAGGTTCAAACCTTTGTATTCTTTTTCGCATTGCAGCATACTCTGCATTCTCATCAACTTTACGTTTGAGAATAAGATACTCAACAACAATATCGTCTGGATCAATGTTGAACTGTTTTGCGTAGAAGGTCTTATACAAAACAAGTTGTGATACTTTTGTCTTGTCTGCTTTCATATACTTGTTCCAACCACTCGTAGATGTTTTGAAATCGTATATGTGAATCGTTCCAGTTACAGTGTTTCGCATTACAAGATCAAGAAAACCAACCAGACGAACAGACGGATGCGATTCTACTGGAACAATGTTTATTGGTTTCTCAATACCAACAAGTTCCCATCCCTTCTTCATAAAGAATTCATCACGGTGTGCTTTGAACCAACGCAGAATATGAATTCCATCAAGTAGGTATTCTTCCATTTCTTTTGAGGAAGAGAAGTGATTGTTTTGGTTCTCAGTGAGAAGTGTTTTGTATTCTTCTGACATCTTCTCTTTTAGTAGGTCTTCTACTGGTAGTGCGTTCGCTTCATTGATAGAACCTTTATACAGAATCTCAATATACATCTGCAATACTTCGTGCATCGCTGTTCCAAACACAAGTGCAAGGGATGGTGATGATAGACCAACCTTGTCAATGTAATTTAGTTTCCAACGATGCGGACACCCTTTCCACATTTGATACTGTGAAAAGGAAACCTTTGCGTCAGTCATTATTTACCCCACGTTCCGTTTCTCACCAACTGGGCAATAATTCCATAAACAGAAATATCTTTGAATGTATCTTCTAATGATTCACCAACAGCATCTACTGCACCAAACATAATCATTTGCTTGTAACGATTGATCTTATCATTTAATCGGAAGAACAAACCTTGAAGTGACAACTTACGATCTTGTTCTCTTTCAAGAGTTGTTCCCAATGAGATATTGTCTGGACCGTAGTTAGATTGCTTACGGCAAAATAGTTCATACTGTTCACGTTGAATTCGTTTGAAGTCATCGGTCATCGTTGGATATTTAGCTTCCATTTCGAGAACGATTGGATCTTCTTTTCTTCCTAGATCAATTTCTTTTATTGACATTGTGTTCCTCATTTTATTGTCTTTATCTGTTTCTCAAATTGTTTTAGTTCTTCTTTGGTTGACCCATATGATTTCAATATCTCTACAAGTTCATCTGGGTTCTGTTGTTGAAGGATTGTAATATACTCAAAAGTTTGGAGTTTACCAAGCTGGAAATGTTGGCAGAAGACATCAATGAATTTTGAATCCAACTCAATCTTCTTTTTCTTCTTGACGTATTTCAAGAAAAACGAAACCTTTGGTAATACGTCATAAAGAAGTTTGTAGTAATCCTTTGATGTAAGGATACCATTTGAATACTTTTGAAAGTCATTGATGGCTTCCACCAAATCCATCTCCATAGAAAACCACCGTGAAATAAGAAAGTTATTCCACGCTTTCTGATCTTCTGGTTCAAGTGATTCCCACTTTACTTTCTCTTTGGAAACTGCCTTGATAAGATCAAATAAATTCCTAGCCATTCTGACCAAACCCTTGTGGGAGGAATTCAGAGTTAATGTTTCCACATTCAAGACAAGCGTATGTTTCAAGTGGAACAATTCCCTCTTGTCCCGTTGGTGACACTAATGCAGAAATTTTCTTGAAGAAAGTTACCTGATGGAAAAAGTGTCCACCACATTTTGAACAAACTATGTCCTGTGCATCGGCCAAGTTTAGATTGACTCGTTGTTGTTGTGGTTGTTGTGGTGGGACATTTCCACCATCGATTCCTAAAATCTTGCTCATTGTTTTCTCCTATTGGTGATATTATTTTGGTTGATCAATTTCCATAATGATCTGTGTAAACATTGCCATTGCATTTATTTCGTGGTCAACAACCAAAGCATCCTTGTATTGTGATTCAGCAAGAATCAAGATGATAGAGGATACAACTCCGTTGGCATATGAATCAACATTATCGTAAAGATACCTGAACAGTGGTGTGTAATCACGAACCGAATTGTCTGCAAGTATTTGACGAATAGATAGA